TGGCCTCGCATCAACTGCGTGATGAGATCGAAGGGGATGGAGCGACGGGCGCGGCCAGACTCCCAGGAGCCGCCCGTCCAGGCAATGCCAACACGCGGACGCGATCGAACAACCTCTTCCCCGGTTTCACGAAACCAGGAACGCCACCCTGCACAGCGTGCACGATCAGCGGATAAGTAGCTGTTTCGCCTAAAAGGCTCACTCGCAAAGAACTCACCAAGTCCTCCCATCTCCAAGCGATGCGTCACGCCCTCGTCTGCCGGCCATTCGCTATAGGTTTCATGCAGCGTGCCGTACACTGTGGCGTCTGGGAATGAGCGACGGAACAGGCCATCATTGCGGCTGTAGCACTCAATGATGACGCGACTGCCTTTCTCTTCGGCTGCCACAATCGCCTTGTCGATCATGCTGGCGTACATGATCTCGTCGCCAATGCCCTGCTCACCGTAAATAACCACAACCGCGTTCTCGTGCTTGCGTGGATCCCAGCGCGGCGTTTCGCGGTCGGCGTGGTAGTTCCGCCGTGACCGGTTCGGCATGCCCAAGCTTGCTTTGAACTCGCGCCATGCTTCATCCCATCGGCCCAACGCAAAGAGCGCAAAGCTCTTGTTGTGGCAAACTTCTCCGGCCAGGCCGTACTTGTCCTCGTACTTCTGAGCCCAATCCAGCGCTTCCGCGTTGCGGCCGAGCACTGACGATACGTTCGTCAGCAGCGACAGGGCATCCGCCTCCGTCGCCTTGCCGTTGAGCGTGAGCGCCTTGAGCGCGGCCTGATACGCCTCCTTCGGGTGGCGCTCTTGCATGCACTGCGCGATTGCCAGCCAAATCGCCGGGCGCTTCGGCTCCAGTTTGGACGCCAACGTCAGGATCGCCAGCGCGCCCCCTTCATTGCCCGCCTGACGCAGCCCCTGCGCGAAGAGATACATCGCCTCAGCGCGCGTCGGATCGTTCTTTATCGCTTCGTCCGCCGCGGCCAAAGCGCCCCCCCAATCGCCATGCGCCGCCGCGCGCTGCGCTTCCAGAAGCAAGCGATCCGTTAGATCGGTGAACTCGTCTGCTCGCATCAACGCACCATCTTCCGTGGGCGCTCAATGCGCACCACGTCGTCACCACCAGCCATCCACGGAAAGCCGTTGCCAGGCACATGCGTCATGCGCGTGTTGCCTTCGGTTGAGCCGTCGCCCATGTCCATGTCCACGGTTTTGAGGAATTTCCAATCAGGGTCGCGCAGCTTCTTCAGCACGGCGCGCAAATGCTCGTTTGCCACGCCGTTGCGATCGGTTTGCGCCTGGAGCACGTCGATGCCCTCGTTGCGCCATAGTTCCACGACAATCAGCGGGATCGAAGCGTAGCGAATCCACTTGTCGTCCTTCTTGCGCCAGTTCTGCTCGCTCTGGCGCCACTCGGCGTTGTCATCGAGAACCGACTTGCATTCCTGCTGGCGCTTGATCGTCATCGTGCCGGTATCGGTGTCGTAACTGTACGTCTCCAGCACGCCCATCTCTGGGTCCCAGTCGAAGAACAGCTCTTGCTTAGTGTATTGGCGCTGATGCTTCAGCGCGTAGTCAAAGCGCGCGTCTTCGTCGTCGGGATCGCCCTTGTAGAGAACCGATTGAAAACGCATCAGCCGAACTCGACCAGGCCCGCCGACTTATAGCGCTGGAATGCCTCGCGCTTCAGGCGCACCGGCCGGCCGTGCGGAACGGTCGTCTCTTTGCCGTCAGCCGTCTCGCTCGGAGGAAACGTCAGCGTCTTCGGAGAGGTGACCATCGTGTTGTCCGAACGCTTCGTCGTCTCGTAGCCGCAACGCACCGACGCGCGCACGATCTCTGGGAGCGGCTTTTCTTTTTCCTTGGCTTCCTGATCGCGAACGCGGAAGTGCGCCTGCGCGATCGCGTCAGCCAATTGGCTGCTGGAGAGCGGCGAATCCGGCAACGCCTTCGCACGCGCGCGCGCCGTTGATGCATTCTCGCGCTCGCTGGCGCCGTCCGTTACGTCGTTTTCGTTGTCTTCGCGTGCCATATTCACTCCAAAGAGAAAGGGGCGAGCACGAAGCCCGCCCCTTCGGTCATTACTTGCTGTCGTCCAGCTCGGTGATGATCCAGTTGCCCTTCTCGTTCCGCATCGCCTGCGAGAACTCCACTTTGAGGAGTTTGCGGTTGGCGTGGCCGACGCGAGCGAGCGGACCAACGCTGAACGGTTGGAAGTTGTGCAGCGAGATCATGTTGGGATCGATGCCCATGACCTCGTGGTCGCGGTTGTTGCCGCCCGAACGCCCGCCAGTGAAGCGCGACGGAACCGCCTTCTTCACACCGAAGTCCGATGCGTAGAGGTCAACGGCGCCAACGATCTCGTTCGACTTCGTGTTCTTGTCCACGATGTTGTACTTCGTGGCGACACCCGAGAAGCCGGACATCTTCTGCTTCAGGCCCGAGTTGAGCAGGACAATCGAGTCCTCGCCGCCTTCGTCCCAGCACGCCTTTACGCGGCCCTTGAACAGCGTTTCGGTGAACGTGCGCAGCGATGAGGACGTGCCGTCCGTCGCCGCCGTCACTTCGCCGTTCGAGTAGCCGCCTTGCGTGCCCTTGGTGGCGCCGGCTTGGCCGCGGCTGTCGTTGGTCGTGATCCACGCCGCAAAGCCCGCGCATTGGCGCGCCGTCAGCGCCGAACCATCGTCCGACTTCCAGTTGCCGCAAAGCCGGTTTTCCATGTGGCGCTTCAGCTCTTTGGTGCGCTTCATCACCTGGTAGCCGGTTTCCGTATCGCGCCCGGCCGCCGTGATTTCGTCAGCGGCGTCCGAGATTTTGATCGCCCGGTCCATGAGGTGCGTATGGTTCGCCAAACGCACCGTTGCGGTGAACGTTCGGTCGGTAGCGTCCGCGCCTTCAAGAACTGCGATCGAGCCGTCGTCAGCGACTAGCGTGTCGGTCTGCCATTCGATCTTCCGGTGGGCCGCTTTCTTGCCCTTCTGGATGGCCGAAGTGTAGGGCGTGTCCGTTGGCGCGATGTTGTAGATCGCATCGGACAGGTCCTCGCGCAGACCAATCTGCCCGTAGGTAGTGGTCAATGCCATTTGAGTTGTTCCTGTCTGGGTTTAGATGCGGTTGGCCTTTACGAGGCCAGTGAAGAACGCCGCAGCGTCCGCATCGGAATTGGTTTTACGCAACCGCGTCAGCGCATCGCTCGCGTACCTGCCCTGTCCGTCGCGCTGCTGCGCAGGCGACGCTTTGGCCTCTGTCTTCGAACGAACCAGCTTTGGCGCTTTCGCTTCCACCTTAGCCTTCACGTCCCCGCTCTGCGCTTTCATGGCCCGGTAGGCCAAAGCGTCTCGGGCAACGAGTGCTTGCCGGTGGTCAACGAGTACATCGTCCAGCTCTTGGGCCGAAAAGCCGTAAGCTTTGCCCATGTCTGCGACGAACCTGTCCAGCGTGTCCTGCTGGCCGAACTCCGGCCATGCACGCTGCAATCTTTGAAGCTCTTGACCCTCGCGCGCCTCCTTGGCTTGCGCGACGGCGCTCTGCGCCTGTTGCATCAGCTGCTCGCCTAAGCCCTTGGCCTGCTGATGCTGCTGACTGGCGCGCTGATAGTGCGCGAACGCCATGTGATACTGATCGGGATTGTAGTTCTGGCTCGCCGGATTCAGCATGTCCGTGTTCGGCGGCTGCGGTTGGCCCAGCAACTGCAACGCCGCTTGGATCATGTACGCCGTCTGCTGACCGGCGTTCTCGATCGCCTGCAGACGCGGCGTGACGTGCTCCACGGCCTGGCGCTCAATCTGCTCCAGGATTTGCGCCTTCTGGCCTTCGAGGCGATCATATTCCTGCGCCTTGCGCACCACGTCAGCGACTTTGACCCGCGTCGGCTCCTGGCCATCCTCGCCCGGGATTTCAATCTCGTCTTCCTCGGGCTCGGCCGGCTCCTTGGTTTGCGCGGCCTTCGCCTGCGGCTTTTCTTCCTGCTCAGTCTCGCCTTCGGCGCGCTGCTCGGTGTCCGCCGTCTCATCGTCCTGGCGATCAAGGTCTTCCGACTGCGAAATCTCGGTGTTCGCCACGTTGTCGGCATCGCCAACCACGGCGCCGATCAGGAAGTTCTCGGCGTCCGCTTCGCTTGCAAAATCAGGCATGCTTCATCCTCAGAAATATGGCTTCGGCCCTGTGGCCAAGCGTTCAAGCTCCACCTCCGCCGAGCGCCCGCCGCGGGACAGTTCGGCCCAGAAGCGCACCAGCTGGCGTTGCGTTTGGATGGCGACGGCGAGATTGCGCCGGCCGGCATCGTCTTCGAGCGGAAGCGCTAGCATCGCTGTCGTCAGGTTTGCCTCGCTCTGGGCAAGGAAGTCCTGAAGCTCTTGGCTCTCCAGAAACGCCCGAACCGCTTGGCCCTGCGTGGCGCGCTCGATGAGATGCGCCTCTCTGCTGGCCTGCTCGCCGGCTACGCTTGGCTGATGAGCCGGACGCACCGCGTCATTGATGAACGACTTCAGTTCGCGTCCGAGGAAGCTGCGCAGCTTCTCACGCGCTTGCGTCAAGTTCATCCCGGATCGCCTCCAAACTGCGTGCCTGACCCGCTCGGTGAAGCAGAGCCGTTCGCCTTGCCGTTCTTGGCCATGATCTCAAGCTTGCGTGTCTCGATGCGTTCCTTGAACGCCAGTTCACGCTCTTGCATGGCGCACTCGAAGTTGAACTGATCGCGGGCGAGCAACGCCTTCTGCGCCGCTTCCTCTCGCGCGATCTGCAGGCGCCCTTCCGCCTCGAAGCGCGCGATCTCCGCTTCCATCGCGGCCTTCTGCCCGTCCTGCGTCGTCTTTGCTTCGTGCTTGGCCGCCTCAAGCCGTGCCGTGAACTCCGCCTGCTGAGCCGTCATCGCTGCGTCGTGCTGCGCGCGCATCGCCTCCAGTTGCGCGGTCTGCTGCGCCTTCTGCGCATCCATTTGCAGACGCGCTTGGCCTTCCTGGATTTGCGCCTGCACCTTTTGCTGATCTGGGTTCGGCGGCGGCTGCGGCACGAACGGCTGACCCGTCTGCGGGTCCACCGGATCACCGAAGAACTTGTCGGGGTTCTTGAAGCCGAGCACGCGCAGTTTCTCAGCGACAAGGTTGTGCAGATGCTGGGGCGTCACAACCGGCGTCGCCGGCCCGTAAGCGCTCACCCAAGCCACCTGATCCTGCTGCACAAGCTGCAGCATCGCGATCTGCTTTTCCTTGGCGCCAGTGCCGAGGCCCACGCTCACCGTGCACCGCACGTCCGCTTCCCAGGCCCGCGGGTCGATGTTGCGCCACTGGCCCGCGATCTTCAGACTGCGCGCTTCGTTCTGATGCTTATGGACGAGCCGATAAAGCTTCATCCCGAACTGCTGCAAGCCCACAGCCAGATTGCGGGCGATCTCTTCCTTGCGGATCGAGGCCGCGTCGTTGATCAGCTCTTGGCCCTTTGCCGTATCATGGAGCGCATCCGGGTCCATCGGCTGCGCTTCGCGCGTCACGCCCGTACGACTCTGCGCGATGCGATCCACCCACTGCATGGCCGACAAGGCCGGACCCGAGAGATCGGGCACTTGGAACGGCATCAGCGCATCGCCAGGCGCGCCAGTCGTTTCGATCACCACGCCCGGCCGCACGGTCAGCAGCGCGTCCAAACCCTTCTGTGACACTTTGCCTGTGTCCGCCGCGATCCGCGGCACCACGCTCTGGTACACGCTGTCCAGCATGTTGCGGAGCAGAACGGTCTTGGTGCGCTGCAGGTCCTTGGCGATGTCATTGACGCCCAGACCGAAGAACCGGTGCGGAATCGGGATCGGCGTCCAGTGCGAATAGATGTGCTCGTCCACTTCCTCGTATTCGAGCAAGCATTCGCCGATCCGGTAGCAACGGATCAGCTCTGGATAGCCGTCCTCGTCGCAATCATGGCGCAAATACTCGCGCATGATCTCCACCTCGCCCGCGCTCTCGTCCGCGTTCTCGCGCATTGAGCCGGCGTCCCAGCCTTCCACGTCACGGAAGCGCTCGGCACGGCGCTCGTCCGTGTTGAAGCCCCCGGTGTCGCCCGTATTGGCCTCGATCTCTTCGGCGAACTCCGGCCATTTCTGCTTGGCTTCGCCCTTCATCATCCGCACCACGTCGCCGACGTAGCGCGCCGTCTTCAGGTCGGTCGCGCGAGCAGCAATGCGAAAGTCCTCCGGCGCGATGCAGAACACCTCTGGGAAGGCGTCCTTCGTGCGCTGGCGTATCTTCAAGTCGAAATAGAGCCCGTCCTGGTGCGCTTCGTCTGGTGCGTCCTGGCGAACGTCCTGCTCCACGATCTCGGTGCGCTGATCCTGCATCAGCTGTTGCACCTGCATGGAGTTGAGACCGCTCACCTCTTGCGCTGGTGTGTATTCGGCTTCTTGCCACTCACAGCCCAGAATGCCGACACGGTGCAGCAAGCCGTCGAAGATGAACGCGTCCAGCGCTCGCTCGCCCTCATTGTCGCAAAGGAAGATGTGGTTCACGAGGTCTGTGGCGGCTTGGCCGTATTGCTCGGCCTGCGGCGTTAGCCCCTCGAACTCAAATACCTTGTCGCCCGCCGTGAACGTGCGGCGCAGATCGGGGCGCAGCCACTCAATCGTCTCGAACACTTCGCGCGTTGTGACCGTGGAGCGCCCCTCCACTTCGTCGCCATAGAGGTCGCCGTAATAGCGCTTGAACGCATCGATCTGCGCTTCCTGCAGCTCGCTCTTCAGGTACGACGCCGCCCATTGCTCCTCAGCACGGAGTGCGCGGACAAGTTCGGTGGCCTTCACCTCGTCGCGTTGGCCGCTCTGATCGTATGGCACTTAGGCGATCGTGCCCATTGATGGGACAAGCGGACGCTCAAGGCTGGTGCTGGGCGCGCGGTAGTCGATGCACAGAAGCCCGAAGGCGTCCGCTCCGTGCGATGACCAATCGTGGTCAGGTCCCATATGCGCTCTTGTCACCTCGTGGATCTTCTCGTGGTAGTGCGCCAAGGCGCGTAGGCCGGCGCGGCAATTGTCTTCGTGAAACGCGATGCGTGAGAACAGCCGCCGCGCCGCGTCGATGCGCTGCTGTGCCGCCGCTGGCCCCTGGTTCGTCACAACGCGCGTTTTGAACCCCGCGCCCATGAGCTGGGTCTGGTAGCTCATGCTCACCGGGTTATCTGGACTGATGCGTGCACCATCATGTGGCAGCACGCACTCGGCGCTCTCGTAGCCGTTGGCGCGCAGCCAGTTCATGTAATAGCCCGGCGCCTGACCCTCGCCCTCGCAATAGTCCACGCACTTGACTTGGCCTTCGACCGTCTGCGCGATCCAGATTGCGGTGGCGTCCCTGCGGCCCAAGTCCCAGTAAGCGCGCAATGCAAAGTTTGGATCGTACAGAACCGCATTCGCGATGCGGCCCTGCGCTCGGGCGGCGCGGAGCTCCTTGCTGAAATACGCGCCCTCAACTGAGCGCACGTACTCCCCGCCATAAATGTGCTCAGCCCGATCTGGATCGGCCGCGTACATCGCCTCCATTGCTTCCCGCAGTTCGGCGGGAAACCACGGATTGTCTTGCCAACCCACCCGCTTGACGATGCTGCGAGGCGGCGGGCCATTCGGCCCTCTAAACATGCGATCGACCGGATCGTGCTCGTACTCTGGATTCCAGGTCCAGATCAGCGCCGAGCCATCCTTGCGCACCGTGGGAATGAGAATATCGATGCTGCGCTGACTGGCGCGCGCCGCTTCCTCAATCCACACACGGTCCATGCCTTCCGTGGACTTGATGCCATCAGGGTTTCGCCACAGCCCGAAAAACGTGAACAGGCTGTTGGTGCGTAAGCCCCTGATCTCTTTGTCGGTGCTCTCGTAGTAATCGTTGAGCCCAAGCTCATAGATCCGATCGTCAAGCAGGCGCTTCACGCTGTCTTTGATCGTCAACTGGATTTCGCGGGCGCAGCCCACGCGCCAATCGCGCTCTGCGCCAGTGATCAGCAGATGATCAGCTACCGCCCAACTCTTGCCGCCGCCGCGCCCACCGTGCAGCGCATAGTGGCGAGCCGGCTCCCAAAGGCACGTTGCGTACTCCGGCAGGAGTACATCGGGCTCACTGCTTTGGAGCGCCAATGAAGCCCACGCTCAAAGACGCGCGAACCGGAATGTCCCCACCATCAGGCCCAGACACTTCTTGCGGGATCAGGCGACCGAGCAGCTTGTAAAACTCGGTGGGGTTGTCCTTTGCCCACTCAAGCATTGCCTTTTCACCGCCCAGCTTTTCGTTCACCGCGAGCAGCAGCGTCTTCACAGCGGCGGTGCTTTTGTTCTTCGAGCCCTTCGGCCTGCCCATGCCGGCGCGAGGCGGTTTCATTCAGTAACCTGCACTAGTTTAGTGACCCCGGCTCTCTCGCCCCGCGCTCATACGGCGCGTCTTGGTACGTGTCCGTAATGGCCGGTACGCTTGCCTGCGGCACGCGGCCTATCGCGACACGCATGGCCATGACCTGGTTGTAACCCAGTAGCGCAAGGCAGCCGATGCCTACGGCTATGAGCATGCCCAGGAGCACGCCTTGGAGCACGCCGTCTCTGTGTGCGCCTTTGCCGATGAGCTTGGTGTGGCGGTCTAGTTCTCGCTCTTGCGCTTCATGGATGCCGGCGATGCGATGGGCGTTGGCCAGATCGGCTTTTTCGATGTGCGCGCGATACTCAGCTTCCAGCTTGCGGCGCGCTTCACGTGCGCCAGCGGCTTTAGCGCCTCGTAGGCGGGCATCGATCTTGGCCTTGCCTGGAAGCGCTGCGACCTCTTCAGCGGTCAGGATGCGGTCATCTGGCGCGAGGTAGAGCACGTCAGCGGTCACGGCCACAGCCCGCCAATCACAGCGATGGCAGCGCCGACGCAGAACACGCAAAAGCCCAGCACCACGGACACGAAGAACGCCGCTGGCTTCGTCAGTTGCGGCTTGTCGCTCATGCGAGGTCCACCGCTAGCGCGATCAGCAGCGCGCCGGCCATAGCGCCTGCCAACACGTTCGTTGCGGCTAGGATGGCGTCGGCGAGCCTCACGGATGCGTGGCTTCGTCAAAGACGGCGTTCAGGCGGACTTCGCCGTTTTCGTAGAGCGGGCTGGCGAAGGCGTTGGCCTCATTCGTGCCGCCGTAGCGCTCCATCAGGCCGCTGAGCGGGAACTGGTCTAGGGCGCCGCTTTGCTCCAAGGCTTGCGCCTCTGTTGCGCTGATCACGGCCGGAATGGCGATACCGCCGCTTCCGCCATCACCGGCGCCGTCCTCAGGCACAAGGCTCATGAAGTCGTCGTGCGCCTCTTTCGCCAGCCTGCGGGCCTCGTCGTGCTTGTCGGCGCGGAGGCCAACTTGCCGCAACAGCGCTTGCTCCGCCAATTCCAGCGCCTTGCGCTTGGCTTCGACGTCGTTGCGGCACTCGTTGACCAGTTCGTCGGCCTGTTTGATCTCGCCGGCCAGATCGATCCGACGCTGGTAGCGGTCATGCGGGGTCATATGGTCCCTCCCCAGCCTTCCTGCCGAGCGATGGCGTCGCCGGTCAGGCGCTCACACAGAGCGCCCTTGATCTCGGTCGGCAGGCAGCGCTGGCGCTCGTGGATCTGAAATCGCGTCAGGGTCACAGCGAGCGGCCCTTCTTCGCTTTCGGAGCAGCCTTGGCCTTCGTCGTCTTCGCGGCCTTCTTTGCTTTCTTCGCCATGTCGGTGCTCCTTGGTTGAACGGTTTTCAGCGACCCGCCTGCAACCTGGGACGGAATGCGCGCACCGCTCCAGGAACCGGGACTTTGCTGAAGCCACAGGGATTGAGCGGTTTGCGCGACGGATCGCTGAAAGGGAGTTCTGGCGGGACGAGCTACGGAGTTCCGGCTGCGTAGCTGTAAGCGGGGGCTTGGGGAGAAACGCCCCGCCAGAATTTCTAACGGCGACCCTTCAGGTATCGCCGTTCTCCGATGCCATCGCTCTCGCTTACGGCGTCGTAAAATTTTTGCGTCTCGTTTGTGCAGGCGAACTCGCCGTGCATCATGATCTTGATGCGATCATAGTCCCTGGCCGCATCGATGCGGCGCGTCATCACCGGACCATAAATCGTCCCGCCCTTGTGATGAAGGACGGCGCGCCACCCTTCCGAATGGCGCTCTATGCCGCGCAGGTAGCCCGGCGTGTAACGCCGAACGCGAGCGTTCGCTGCGTTCTGCTCGGCAGTCACGAACCGTAGATTTTCGCGCTGGTTGTTGAGGCCGTTACCGTCGATATGATCGACGATCTGGCCCTTCCTGGCGCGCATCACCATCCGGTGCATGCTTACGCCCTTCGCATTCGAGGCATACCACACGCCGGATTTGGTCTGGCGCGCGTACCACCGATGAACGGAGATTTTGGCGTAATCGATTTCGGAGACGGCTGCCGCTTTGCCTTGCGTACACTTAACCAGGAGCAATCGACACCTCGGCAGCGTGGGAAATATCGTGCGGATTATCGGGACGTTTGTCAAGCAAGCGGTCGCCCCGGCGAAAGTAAATTTCGAGCAGGTCCAGCACGAGAGTCACGCGACGAACCGTCTTGCCATGCGACTCATCGGTCACTTCGCGCATCTGCTGGAGGCTCATGTGTGGGTAGGAGAAAAGCTCCTGCATGGTGCGCTGGCGCGTTTTCAAGCGCGACTTGGATGTCACGTTGCACACGACAAACCAGAAGGCCCGATCGCGCTTCTGCTTACTCTTTGCCAAGTCCATGTTCCGCGCGTGTGGATCGCTTAGGCCGCCATCCACACGGTCGTACCCTTCTCGCCTTCCCTGCCCCTGCGCGCGCTCGCACAGCGTGGCAAAGTCCATCGCCGCTTTCACCTGCTCCGCCGTCAATTCGCCGGCTTTTGCCAAGGTGTAAATCGCCCAGTTCTTTGCGAGGCGCGGCCCGTCGCGGAGCGCGTAATACGTCTCGCTGTCGCGCATGCGGCGCCACTCGATGTCCGCGTGCAGTGCCTGAACGGATTTCATGCTGATCCCCCAAGGATGCGCTTCATGCGCGGGTTGTCGTGGAGCGGGTGGTAGGGTTGGGGCGGCAAGTAATCGACCGCACGTTCGTCGCTATTGGCGAAGATCTGCGCGCGAATGATTTTGCGATCACCGCCACGATTTCTAAGGTCGTAAATGCGCTTGGGCGGCAGTAGATCGCTGCAGTGCTGGCGCATCACGTGCCATGTGGCCCCTTGTGAACGCCCCAGCTCACGCGCAATCGCCTCGCTTCGTTTACAGCCCGCCATAATCATCGCGCGCACGCGCTGCACTTCCTCGGGCGACCAGCAGTCTTTGCGACGCTTCACATCGCCCTCCAACGCAACGGCACGCCCAGCGCCTTCAGCGACTGAGTGAGGTCGGCCAAGTCATCGATCACGAGGTACGGCACGCCGCATGCGCCTAGGTCGATCTGGCGCGCCGTCTGAGCCGGGCTGAGGCGCGGCTTGGCCTTCGATGGCCCGCCAGTGCGTAGGCGCTTGGGTGGGGCTTTAAACTCGATGGCGATCAGATGCGGAAACGAGCGCAAAGCGACGCCGCGCGGCTCTGTTGGCGCAACCACCTCAGGCCCCGGCCCCATCACAAACAAATCCGGCATGCCAGCGAGCACGCCCATGGCTTTGAGGATGCCGGCCTCGGCCTTGCTGCGACCGCCGCCGTTGGGCGTGTGCCAGACGATCCAGGGCTTCGGCAGTGATGCGCGCAGGTAGTCGAGACAGGCGCGGTGCAGCGCTTCTTCCGGTCTGTTCACGGCGTCCACTCCACCGGCTTCAGTTCGATCGGGCGCTTGGCGCGCTGGGCATCGATGCGCATCTGCTGGCCGGCGTATTCCAGCCAGTCCGCCGCGCCGTCGCGGCCCAAGCTGCGAACAAGCAGAGGTTTCAGCTCACGCCACAGGCGCGAGCGTTCGCGTGATGCGTCCAGGGCATTCATCGTTGGCCTCCTTGGCTCAGAAGATCGGTTGGTGGGTCGCCGTTGGCCGGGTCCCAGAAGCCGTGCTCGCGGTAGATCGCGATGGCTCTCTCGCGTGCGGCCTTGGCCTGCTCGATCGCGGCTTCGAGCCGCCCATCGTTCGCGATGACCTGGAGCCCTGGCTGGAAGTCGCCGCCGTCCTTGCGCGCCTGCGGTGTCGCGTAGAACGCCTTGGCTGCGATGAGCAGGACATCAAACCCATGCCGGGCAATGAGCGGCGGCAGCGCCTTGTCGCAAAGGTTGGGCTTGGAGCGCTGGTTGCCAGTTGCGCTCATGTGCGGTCGCATCGAAGCGAGGAAGCGGCGCGCCGGACTCTCTCTCTCTTTAGAGAGAGAAGTGGGAATGTGGGATTCTATTATACCGGCAACCATTTGCCGGTTACCCCACGCTGGATTGCCGGAAACCTTATCGGCAGTCTTTGCCGGTAACTGGGTTTCCGGCAATCTTTGCCGATTACTCTGTATTGCCGGTTTCCTGCACTCTGCTACCGTAGCCGCCTTAGCGGAAATGATGACCGGAAGCTCGCGCATTCGGAGCCGAATTAGGTTGGGACGGCGTCCGCCGGTGCTGCTTCCGCGACGGACTTGTTCGACCAGTCCGCGCTCAATGAGGCCGTAAAGAATGTTACGGAACTGACGAACCGAGCACTCGGCGCCGGCCGCAAGTGTCGCCTGATCTTGCCAGCACTCGCCGCTGGCATCGGCGTAGTTGGCGATACTCATCAGCACCGACTTCGCAGACGGCCCGCCTGCTTGGTGGACGATCGCCCAGGCTACAGCTTGGCTGCTCATCGCGACCACACCGCCGCGGTTGGCATGTCCATCAGAAACGGCACCTGCGCCCGTTGGCCGGCGCGCGCCTTGTCCACGATCGCCAGAGCCTCGCGGCTCTTCATGGCGTCCCAGTCGTCAGGGCTGCGCAGGCGCTCCGGCTTCCGCTCGGCGTAATACGCCTTACGGTGCAGCAGGATCACGACCTCAGCCGCTTGGCTGATCGCGCCGCCGTAGTTCAGGTCCGTGACGTTCGGCAGACGCTCATCGCCATCGGCGCGAGAGCCCTCCTTGGTGATTTGGCTCAACGCCACGACGCACACGCCTAGGCGCTTAGCCATCGACAGCAGCGCCTCAGAGCGGGCGTTGGTGCGCTCCAGCTGGCTAGGGAAGCGCGCGCCGGGCTCAGCAGCGATCAGCCCCTCGTGGTCGATGATGAGCGCCCCAGGCTTCACGCCTTCGCGCTGCATCTTGCGAAACAGGCGCCGCGCGCCAGCTTCGATCTGGCTGAGTGTGCGCCCGGGCCGCGCGTCAACGTAGATCGGCAGTGACGCCGCCGCCTTAGCCGCGCCGCGCATCGTATCCCACTGCTCGGCCCGCAGCTCATTGCGCTGGGCGGTCAGGTAGTACGGATTATCGCGCCGGTGATCAGGCTCGAATGCAATCGCCGTGGACGTGCGCAGGCCGATCTGGAGCTTGCGCATTTCCAGATGCGATTCCCCGACGCCATAGCCCTGTGACGCCACAGAGCGGCCAAGGAACGAGCCGAACACGCTCTTGCCCATCGACGTGGCGCCGCCGACCACCCAGAGCGTGCCGGGCTGCATGCCGCCAGTGACGGCGTCCAATTCTGGAAGCCCGGTGCTAATGCCGCGCGCTTCGCCAAGCTCAGCGCGCTCCACGGCTTCGCACGCGACAGAGCCCAAGCGCTCCCACACGTCCGCGTCGGCATCGCCCGCAGCGATCTCTTGCAACTGCGTTTCCAGCGTTGTCAGCGCATCGCCTTCGCCGGCCTTCGCGAGCGCGATCGCGTGCTCGGCGGCTTTGACCGTCTCGCGCCGACGCGCGCAATTGCGGATGATCTCGCCGTATCCAGCGACCTGATACGACATGACCGCGCCGGCAGCGGCGAGTTGCATGAGATACTTGGCGCCGCCCACTTCCTTGAACGTCTCGGCAGCGAACGGCTTGAGCGCCACCAAGTCGATGAGCCGATCAGCCCGGTGACGCTCAAGCACTTCCGCCCACAATGCGGCGTGGGTCGGATCGTAAAAGTGTTCGGGCCGCAGGTTCGCGTGCTCGACCATGCGCGGGTCGTTCAGCACGGCGCCCAGCACGCCCTGCTCGGCGTCGAGGTCGTGTATCACGCGCTCTTGCCTTGCGAGCGTGTGTAGAAAATCGCGCGATGCGCGGCGCAATACGTGCCGCGCTCGTCAACCGGATGGCCGCAGCAGCGCTGCGCGTCGCGCGTGGAATCGGTGATCGCGCGGCATTGGCCGAACTCAATGTCCAGGAACGGGATATTGAGCGAGGGAATGAGATCAGGCTTCGGCATGCTGGCCGCTTTCGGTTTGGGGGGGTGATGAACGGTTTTTGTGCGTGGCCGCGCCGGCAGGCCGAGCTTGTTGGCCTTGTCAGAGACGTTCCGCTGCGAACGCTGGAAGCCCGCTTGCGCCAGAGCCTTCGCAATCTCAGCTGGCGTGCGCTTGTTGGCCCAATTGCGCCGCAAGATCGAAACCTCGGCCTCAGTCCAATGACCGGGCTGCTTGGCTTCGACCGGCTCGCTCGCGTCTAAACCCATGCGCCGAGCGCGCCCGATGATCGCGTTGCGCGAGCGTGCGATCATGGTCGAGATCATCGACGCTGACGCGATTGGCCATTGCTGCCGCAACAACGCGTCTTCCGCTTCGCTCCACATGCGATTTTCTCCCCTCAGCACAAAAACAAAACGCGCCAAGCCAGCAGCGGCTCAGCGCGTCGAAAAATTCAAGTTCGCGAGCGCGTTAGCGGCTTGCGGGCGGGTTTCTGTGCGTTAACCTTCAGGAGGTCGCTCGGCGCGATGCCGGTAACCTCGGAAATTGCCAGAGCCGTTTCGAGGGAGGCCCCCCGATGGCCATCGGCTATGCGACTGATCAGGGTGTGGGATTTGCCTACGTCCTTAGCCAACGCCGCCAAGGCTCCGGGACCCCTCTTTCTCAGGTAACGCCTCAATTTCGTCATGCGCGGGAATGTGCCGGTGAGGCACACTGTTCGTCAAGCAGTTTGTGCCTGCACGGATACAGACAAATCAGTGCCTCCGGGGCACGCTACAGACATGGTTAAGTCTGGACGCGCCAACCCCAAGCCAGCGCCGCAGTACCGGCGTCATTTTATCCAAGAGTGGTTGGACTATAAAAATAATACGCACGAGAACCTAGCGGACGGTATAGAAAAGAGCCGTTCCTATGTTACAAAAATCGTAAACGGCACGCGTCCCTATACTCAGGAGTTCTTGGAGGCCACGGCAGAATATCTAGCCATCGACGTGGCTAGTCTATTGATGCGCAATCCACAGAAAACCGATGCGATATGGTCCGTATGGGATCACGCAAAGCCCGGTGAGCGCGCGAAGATTTTGGAGTACGCGCACTTCATAACGAAGGACGACAAAACCGGCTCTGGATAAATGTGCCTTATAGGCGCTTTTTAGTTTGACACCAAAGTGCCTGATGGGCACAGTTGCGCTTCGATTTGGAGCGCACACATGCCCGACCCCACGCAAATCACGTCGCAAGAAGCCGCTTCCCGAATCCTCTCGTTCCTAAAGGACGGTCGCCTCGTTCAAGGCGCTTGGCATCGCCGAGACGGTGCCCGCGAGTTGGCGTGCATGATTGGCGCGATTGATCCGAAGATCACTGGCGCCGAGCAATGTCCCGCCGGCGTGATGCCGCAATGGCTCGCATACGTCACGGTTTCGCTGTTCGACGGACAAAGCAAAACGGATGCGATGGCATGGGCTGAGCGCTACGCGGGCCTCATGTCGCGCTGGCATGTGCTTGAGCCGGATGCATGGCAACGTGCTGAAGTGCGCTTCAAGATCACATGCGTTCGCAGCGCCATCGCTTCGGCTGAGCCAGTTTGCAAAGACAAAGACTATTGGCCGAAAGTCACAGCTGCGGCGCAGCAGGTGTGTGACGCGCTTGAAGGCAACGGCGATCTAAAAGACGCCGCCAGAGCCGCCGCCGCCGCCGCCGCCGCCGCCGCCGCCGCCGCCGCCGCCGCCGCCGCAGCCGCCGCCGCCGCCGCCGCC